GATGTAACTGTGCTGACTGACAGTTTCGTAAGGCTATGTCTCATAAGAAGTCTAAAAGAGTGTTTTCTAAGACCGCGGGAGCACGTCACGTGCATCCGGGGAATGTGTTGCCTTCTGTTCTTGGGCCTATGCGTGGTGGTATTCGTCGCTAAAGGAGAGTGTTATGCCGTGTTATCATCCGATACCGGCGTGGCGTTCTTCTCGGTGCGTGGATATTAAATCTGGTAAGCCGAAGCTCTTTTTTAAAGAGTATAAGGTTAAATGTTGGCCTGGTTATGAATCGTTAAAGGTTCCTTGTGGTCAATGTATCGGTTGTCGGTTAGAGCGTTCGCGTCAATGGGCTATGCGTTGTGTCCATGAGTCAAAAATGTTTGACTCTAATTGTTTTATTACTCTGACCTATGATGATAGGTTCTTGCCTGAGTCTCAATCTTTGGTGTTAAAGGATTTTCAGAATTTTATGAAAAGGCTCCGTAAAAGGTTTGGAGCCGGTATCCGTTTTTTTCACTGTGGTGAATATGGAACTATTTGTAAGACTTGTAAAAAGTCGGAAATTTATTGCGTTTGTGGTCGCGGTTGTTTTGTTCCTTCTTTGGGTAGGCCTCACTATCATGCTTGCTTATTTAATTTCGATTTTGTAGATAAGACTTTCTTTAAAGAAAGTAATGGCTGCCGGTTGTATGTTTCTAATTCGCTTCAAGAATTATGGCCGTTTGGATTTTCTCTTATTGGTGATGTTACTTTTGAATCTGCTGCGTATGTTGCGCGGTATGTTACTAAGAAGATCACAGGTGATAGAGCTTCTGTTCATTATGATGGTAAGGATCCTGAGTATATTACTATGTCTCGTCGGCCAGGTATTGGACGTTCCTGGTATGATACGTTTAAGGCTGATGTTTTTCCCTGTGATAATGTTGTTTTGAATGGTAAGGTATTGACACCGCCTAAATATTATGATAGATGTTTGGAGTCGGAAGCCCCAGAGGTTTTAGCTAAGTTGAAAGCTAAAAGGAAGGCTAAAGCTGAAAGGAATGCTGCCGATAATACTCCTGAGCGATTGAAAGCTAAGGAGATTTGTAAAAAAGCTCAATTTAAACAACTGAAAAGGGGATACGAAAATGAAGAATCCGTTTAATTTTGGAAAAACTGAAAAGCCGGTTGATTCTCAAGGTGTTTTGTTAAAGGTGTATTGTATTTATGATTCAAAAGCGGAGAATTTTGGACAGCCCATGGTATTTGAGTCGAGAGGTCTTGCACTTAGAGCCTTCACGGAGGCGTCTAATGATCCCAATGGTGCGTTTGGAAAGTTTTCCGCGGATTTCACGCTTTTTGAAGTCGGTGAATGGGATAAGTTTGATGGAATCATGCAGATGTATGAATCTAAGATAAATCTTGGTACTGCTCTTGAATTTAAACAAGCTGCTCCTGCGCGTCCTGCTGCTGGTGCTGCTGAAAATAACTAATAGGAGATATTTATGCTGACGTTTCCCACAGGCCACCAACCTTCTGTACTTAGTCCTCAACAGCATTTTAGTATGGTACCGCGCGCTGATATTCAGCGTTCGCAATTTGATCGGTCTCACGGTCATACAACTGCGTTTAATTCTGGTTATTTGATTCCGATTATGGTTGATGAGGCGTTGCCTGGGGATACGCTCAGACTTAAGATTTCTGCGTTTTGCCGGTTGAGCACTCCGATTGTCCCCTTCATGGATAATGTAAAAATTTCATTTTTTTGTTTTGCTACTCCGTATCGCCTCGTTTGGTCGAACTTTAAAAAGTTTTGTGGTGAACAAGCTACTACTGGTGCGAGTACGTCTTATACTATGCCGGTGTTTACTGCTTATAATCCTGTTGCGGAATCTCTCTCGGATTATATGAATGTTCCGCCTCTTGGCGGTGGTGCTACTGTTTCTCATACTTCTTTACCGTGGCGTTGCTATAATTTAATTTGGAACGAACATTTTAGAGATCAGAACCTACAGGATTCTGTTACTGTTGATACTGGTGATGGGCCTGATACTTTATCTAATTATGTACTGTTAAGGAGAGGTAAACGACATGATTATTTTACTTCGTGTTTACCTTGGACTCAAAAAAACAATACGGGAGTTGCGGTTTCACTTCCGCTTTCGGGCACGGCTGCGGTTACTGGTATCTCCAAAAGGACGCAGACTGCGGATAATACTAATCAAGCAGGTTATGAGTCTACCGGTCTTGCTTCTAATTATCCGTTTGCTCAAAATATTGGTACTTCGGGTAATGCACATTTTGATGTGAAGATGACTGCTGCGACTTCGGCGTATCCTGCTATTTTTGCGGATCTTTCTACGGCTACTGCTACTACGATTAATGCGTTGCGTCTTGCGTTTCAGACTCAGAAAATGTATGAGCGTGATGCAAGGGGAGGGACCCGCTACCGGGAAATCGTCGCGAGTCACTTCAATGTTATTGACCCCGCTGATTCTCGTTTTCAGGTTCCGGAATATCTTGGTGGCGGTACTATTCCGATTATGATTACGCCGGTTCCTCAGACTTCTATCACTTCTGGATCTTCTGCTACTGGTCGGTTGTCTGCTACTGGTCATGCTATGACTGCTAATGATATTGGATTTACGAAGAGTTTTGCTGAACATTGTTACATTATGGTTTTGGCGTGCGTTTGGGCCGATTTGCGTTATCAACAAGGGTTGCCCCGGATGTATTCGAGATCGACGCGACTTGATATGTATTGGCCCGCTCTCGCTAATATTGGTGAACAGGCTGTTTTAAATAAGGAAATATATTTGCAGGGTTCTGCGAATCCTACTCAAGATGCTGCGACGTTTGGTTATCAAGAGAGATGGGCTGAATATCGTTATAAGCCCTCTCAGATTTCTGGTAAGATGCGCTCTACTTATGCGACTCCGTTGGATTATTGGCACTTGGCTCAGAAGTTTACTTCGCTGCCTACTCTTGGTAATACTTTTATTCAAGAGAATCCTCCGATTGATCGTGTTGTTGCTGTTAATACTGAGCCACAATTGTTTGCTGATTTTTGGTTTGATTATAAATGTGCTCGGCCCATGCCTACGTATTCTGTTCCTGGGTTGATTGATCATTTCTAGTTTGGGTCGGTATCCCCGCCCATTGGCACTGAGCCGGCACAGTGCTTTATAAAAATATGCCGGTTTTTTTTAGTTGATTGGAGGTCTTATGTTTCATTTTGATTGGTGTTTTGGTCATTGGAATGATTTAAGTTATTTTTTTGATTGTCCTGCGTGTACTTTATGGCTTCTTGATGATGAACTGGGACCTGTAGAACAGGTCCAGTAGCGCGTCCTCGCGCAGAAAGGGTTTATGCCTAACTCTGATACTTGTTTTACGACTGATTGTTATCATTGTTCATCTTATTCTTGTAGCTGTTCATGTCATGGAGGTTTTTATGCGTTGGGTTGAGTTATCGATTTTGATTCTTAATGCGGTTGTTTCGGTGCTTACTCATATTCATGTAAAAAATGAAGGGAAGTAATTTATGGATCCCTTTTCTATTGCTCTTGGTATTGGTCAGCTTGGGCTCGGTGCTTATTCTGCTTTTTCTGCTTCTAAAGGACAGCAGTCTGCTAATCAGCAGAACATAGAGCTTGCGCGCGAGCAAATGGCGTTTCAGGAACGTATGAGTTCTACTGCTCATCAGCGTGAGGTTGCTGATTTGCGCGCTGCGGGTCTTAATCCTATTTTGTCTGCTATGGGTGGAGGTGCTTCTACTCCTGGTGGTTCTATGCCGGTGATGCAGAATCCTAATAGTGCTAAGGCTTTGATTATGAAACAGATTGGTGAGTCTGTTGCTAAGATTCGTGAGTCTGGTGCCAATTCTAATTTGGCTATTAATTCTGCTAAGACTGCTAAAGCTAATGCTGAGATTGCTAAGGCGCGTATTCCTGCTGAGAAAGCTAAGGCTGAAGCGGATGAAAAGACTGCTAAGATTAATTCTAAGATGGCTGTTTATGATGCTATTGCTTCTCGTTTTGGTGGTGTGATTCATTCTGCTGCTGATTTGATTCGTGGTGTTAAGGGTATTCCTGGTTTGCCGAGTTCTGCGGATATTAAAGTGCGTAAAAGCCGTGATAGTATTTCTAACCGATAGGAGATATTTATGATTGTTGCTCGTTCTCAGTATGATGAAAGACCTGTATTTGCTTCTGATTTGGATTTTAAAGATGATCCTGGTGTTACAAAGCAATCTGATTCTAAAGATGCTGATATCAATTTGCTTTTCAAGCGTTATGAAAAGACTGGGCAACTGCCCAATTTGATTTTGCGTGATGGTTCGTATGGTGATTTTTCTGATGCTCCAACTCTTGAGGAGGCTTTTCAGATTGTTCGTAAGGCTGAGGAGCAGTTTTCTAATTTAGATGCTCCTATTCGTAATCGTTTTGAAAATAACCCTGTTAAGTTTGCGGAATTTGTTACAAATCCCGATAATATTGATGAGGTTGAACGTCTTGGTTTGTTGAAGCCTGAAGCGGTAGAAGCTCGTAATAAGGCCCGTAATGAGAAAGATCAGGCCTATTTGAAGGCGGAGGCTGAGAAAGCTAAGATTGCGGAAGATGCGTTTATTCAAAAGGTCGCTAAAGCGGTTAAAGCCCTGTAAAGGGCGGTCAGCACAGTATATTACTAGATGTAACTGTGCTGAC